AGCTAAAATTGATTTAGTTTCAACTCGTCTAACTGTAACAGTAGTGTTATTAGTATCTTCAATTGTAACTCCACGAGTCCATCGACCGTGTTCAATTAAGATCCAATCACCTATTTTTATATCGTGTTGATCTGGCCCAACTTTGTATACTTTACCCCATCGAGGTTTAATACCTTCAGTTTTTCCGTTATCACTACCAACAATAATACCGCCTGCAGACACTTGTTCTGCAAAGTTCATATCAGTAATAAGTACATTATCATGGATAGTTTCTAATTCACCTTGGATCATTACTTGCCTTTATAGTTGTTGTTATTGTGTGATTTTGCAGGTTGCACTAACGCATTCTGCGATTCAGTGTCTACTGTTGGTAGTGTAGGTACTGCTAGTTTTGGTTCTTCTAACACAACAGGTTTTTCTTTTTTTATAACTGCTGCAGGAGCAGCTATTACTCTAGGAATATGTTGTTCTGAAGGAATACCACTTGAAATAATTTCAGTTTCGTTATTTTTACGAATAATCTGTCCGCCTGGGCCTATTTCGTCACCGCGTGCGTTAATTTTAACATTACTTACTGCTAATGTAAGTTCGTTTTGGGTTGCTAATCGATTCATATCAATCATTTTGCCCCTAGCTGATCTATGTAATTCTGCCATATGTTTCTCCTGTTGTTTACTTATCTTAAAAACTCTTGCCAATTTAATTTATATTTAACACTGTTAATTCTATGAACGCCTAATAAATATAATACAAAACTAGATACACTTGATCCTCTTCCTACACCCCATACTATATTATTATCTAAGCATGTATCAATGAAATATTTAAGCCACTGTAGTATTCGAATCATGTTTCTTTTTTCAAATTCTTCTAATTCGTCAGTTACTCGAGTATGTTCTTCATCTGAAGTGCATTTTGAAATACAGTATGCGTGTACGTCAAATTTATAATATTCGTCCGGCATAAACCATTGCTCTTGAGATAAGGCATCAAATTCTTGTACTGTTAAGTTAAATAATTTTTCATCAGTACGACTAAAGTTTATTTCTGATATTTTAGCAAGTTGTGAAAGTTCGTAGGTGTCTTCAACTACAATAGTTGATAAAGCTGTTTGATGTCCTGAATACAAGACATCAAAAATATCAGCTTCGTTAAAAATAGGATTTGAAAATTTATCTAAGTTCATGCATGTATTTTAACTTACATTTATTAGTTTGTCAAGTCCTTTATCTCTAGATTCCATTGTTTTTCCCCACTCTGCTCGTTGTCTTGTAGATAATTCTTCTTTATAAGAATCTAAAACACTTGCAATTTGGCATTGTATTCCGTAATTTGAGGTCATAAAATATTTTTTAGTTAAGTCATTTATTTTAGCTTCAATTTCAATATTTTTTAAACTTGAAAGATCGTTTACTAATGGATGCATAATTTATGGTTTTTCAAATCGTCCAAGGTATTTTACAAATACAGTTGCACCTGCATCCATTGAATACGCTTCGAGTGCATAATATGAATCATTACGTATTGCAAGAGCTGGAAAAGATACATCACGTATTGCAGTTACATTGCCTGTTGATTTAATGTCAATAATAGTTAATTCGGAAGTTACTGCTTGTGCTGCAGTAAGATGGAGTCGAATACATGCATATCGATTAGTCTGGGCTGGCCAATGACTAAATGTAAGGGTTGAGTTTACACTTAAAATAATGTTTTGAAACACACCATTGTATAACGAAATATCAATAGTTGTTCCTGTTTCGCTAGTTCTATCTATAGAAGATGATCTTCCATAAAATTTGTTATATCCGCCGTTAATAATTTCACCTTCGGCAATATTATTTTCTACTGCTCCGGTACCGGTTAATGGTGTTTTTAATAATGCATGTGTTCCAAATGCATTAAATTCAGCTCTAGTTTGATCTATTGCGGTTTTGATTACAGTGAAATTATCACGAAACCCTTGGCTGTTGTTGTCAACTCCCGCAATTGGATAGTTGGTTAAAAGTCCGTCACTTGTTACGTTGCTGCTCATTAGATGCTCCTGTTTTTAAATATAATGTATTTATCTGCGTCATAGCCAATAACTTTGTTTATTATAAATCGATCAATAGTGTAATCAAGTAAATTAAACTCAAAATTACTATGTTTAATGTTTAGTAGAATGTCGTCTGCCATTCCAACTTTACAAAAACATAAAGGCACTGCTGTGATAAATCCTAAATCTTTTCTTGATGCTGGTTGTACTGATCGCATCCATAGTGGAAGATAGTCCCATTTAGTTACTCCTAACTGTTCAATATCGTTTCTCCACATTGTCATGTTATCAGTTGCATATAATGTATTTTCAATTAACGGGTCTATCATGTTAACATACACAACTTCGTATATTGGCAGTTTAGTCCCAGGTTGGTATGAAATTGCTTTGTTTACTGTTCCAAACTTAAATCGTTTTATAGTTGCATTTTCTAATGAGATATAATTGTAGTATATCAATGTTTCAATTCCGGCATATACTAGCATTGATAAATCTTCTTGTACACCAAAATTAATATCATACGGTCTATAAATGCTATCCGGTGTAAAAATTGAAGGATCGTTGATAAACTTAGTCCATACGTTGCGATGTGCTATGTTCATATACGGGTTAGCATATACGTTGCTAAATCTAAGTTTATTTGGAGTATCAACTACGATACTAAATGTCCTTGATATTGCACTATAATAATATTGATCTCTAGCTTCAACTGTAAAATTAAAAGTCCTATCAACTGTTGTTTTGTTATTATCAAATGTTGTATAATTTGGATATGCTAAATCAATAGTAGTTAACCCATACTCAATAGTTGATGGACAGAATCTAGTTTCGTTAGTAGTCCAGTTAACAAACTTAGTAACATCATAATCAAATGTAGTATTATCAGTAAATATAAATGTATAATTTAAAAGTGTTGAACTAATATCAAATGTAGTTTTGTTATGATTAAACGTAATTTGGTTTGAGAATTGATTAACTGTTCCTAAAATTTCCCCTTCATATGATAATGTTAACCCAGGCGGAAGCTGACCATTTGTGATAGTGTAAGTTACAGTTGCACCAGGTATAGTACTAGATGCAGAAATATTAAATGTTGACACATATCCTGCACTAATAATACCTAATTTTGAAGGAGTATTCCAACTAATAATACTATCAATTTCACCAATAATACTAACTGTAAATAATTTTGGTACGCTATTAATTTCTGTAGTGTCAGGATCACCGTACCTAACTGCAGAAATAGTAAAATTATAAGTTTTAGTTACGGCCGGCTGTGCTGGAACAATACCAAATACTTCTCCGGTAATTTGATCAAAACTCATTCCAGGCGGTAATATACTTTTTGAACCAATTAAAAATTTAGTATCGTCGATTAAATTAACATCTAATGGTGAATACAGTGTTAACGTATAAGCATTTGCTTCGTACAATTCAACTTTAATAATTTTGTTAAAAACTGTAGACCCTTTAAATTTTACATATTGGCCGACTTTTGGAGGTATTTTTGTTTTAGAAGTTGCAACTAAATTACTTCCAACAATGTTATCTTGCAATGCTCGATACGTAATTATTGCAGTTGCGTCTAACTCTCCCTGTAATCCAAAGGAAAACACTAGTCCAGAACTTACATTAATCGTTAATGGAGAATACAGTGTTAACGTATATTCGTTTTCAACATAAAATTCAACTTTAACAATTCTGTTTAGCGAGCTTGCAGCATTAAGTTTTACATATGATCCGGCTGCAGGTGGTGTAGTTGTATAAATTGTAATTTTATAACTACCAATTCTATTATAGTTTATAGATCTGCTTTGAACAGTTGCAATAGTATTTGCGTTTATTTCTTCAAGTTGATAGTAAATTGACCCAGTATCAAATACATCAAGCATTAATGTAACGTAATTATTAGCTCTAAATGTACCTAAGTTACTAGGAGTTATCCATACAGGTTCTTGAACGTATGTTACGTCGGCTGTAAATATTCCAGTATTTGATAACATAGATTCAGAATCGGCTCTAAAGTAGTCCGAACTAACGACATATATTCTAAACTTGTGGCTAGGTGTTGCTAGTAAATCACCGTCAGAAACCGAAACAATAAATTCATAAAATCTGTTAAGTGATCTTGGTTGATTTACATAAAAGTAATCGTATGCAATGTTATCGTATGTTAATTCATCGTATCCGTTTTGTCTCTGAGGACATGCAAAATCATACGGCGCTACTCCGTAATATCCATGATCGTATGATCCGTTTCCTTCAGACGGTTTTAATGAAGTTACTGATTCAACTTTTCCGTATATCAATCCGTTATTTGAGAGTGACAGTCCGGGCGGTAATTCACCTTGTGAAATAAAATAAGTTAATGTTTGCCCAGTAACTGAATCTCTATCAAATGCTTCTATTTGATAACTTATTGGAGATTTATCAACTACATAAACTTGTTTATACGGGCCAACATCTAATAATCCTTCTGGTGTTAAGAATTCAGGAATATCAGATCCGCTAACGGTCAATGAAAACGTTCTGTCAGCAATAAAATTGTCTTTTTTTGCACGAATGCAAAATGAAAAAGTTGTATCTCGAGGAACTTCGTAAGGTGTTCCTGTTATGTGATTGTCTTCTAACCACATGCCAGCCGGAAGCTTGCCAGATATAACTGCATATGTAACACCGTCATCGTTTTCTACAGGTAACGGTAAGATATTAGTCTGACCTTCATTCAGCAAGTTTACTGAAAAAGGTCCTGAGGGTTTAGTCCAAACATTAAGTGCCATAATTGTTCTCGTTTGTAGTATTTATAAGATTTTCATGTGTCTAATACTTCGTCATAATTATGATAAATATTAAAAAGAGACTTAATTATGACAAATTTATTTACTATTCATAACGATACCGTTATTATTAACAAATTAGCAGTTGCTAATATAGAGAGTGATATTACTATTACCGGTAATACAAAATCTTACGGGTCGTTCAATATTATCGGTGATTTAGCAACCCGCACTATTACAGCCGACACATTAAAAGTTAAACATATAATTTCCGATACAACTGAGTTTGGAAATTGGTATGCAAAAACATACGACGAACTTAACGGTAAAGGTATTACATGGACATGTGATGAAGGTGCTACTAGGTTAATATATCGTACTGATAACAGAATTTGGACTAATAGCAATATTGATTTAGCAGTTGAATCTTCATATAAAATAGATAACATTGCTGTATTAAGTGCAAATTCACTTGGGCCAACAGTTACTAAAAGTAATCTTAGACAGATTGGTGCGTTAAACTCGTTATCAGTTATAGGATCTGCAGCAATTGGCGAATTTGTGTTTATTAATGACACTTCTAATCGAGTTGGAATAGGAACATCAGAACCAAATGCACCACTTAGTATTTTAGATAATAACGTTGAATTAATATTAGGAAGTACTGCTGTTGATTCGGCGTCTATTGGAACATTTACAAGTCATGATTTTTCATTAATTAGCAATAATAAACCTCGACTAGTTATTAAAAATTCAGGCGAGATACACATCGGTGAGCCGGCTAGTAAATCAGGAGTGTTAAAAGTTTATGGAACGATATATGCCGATTCGTTAATTGCCGATACTCGTATTGAACGTACTTCGTCAATTGAGTTTAATGAATCTACTGCAGACGGTATTTACAACAAAGGTCTAGTTTGGAATAGCAGTTCTATAAAAAAATTAGTGCTGCTTAATAATCCAGATCGCATTTTTTCATCTGAGTCAATTGATCTTAGCTCAGGCAAGTCGTTTTTAGTTAATGGGTCAACTGTAATAACTGAAACTGCACTAGGCACATCTGTAACAAAGTCAAGTTTAAATACGCTTGGCAAGTTGTTAGAGTTAACAGTTATTGGAAATACTACACTAAACGGATCAGTGTCTATTCCAAAC